GACGGTGGCCGTTGACCCCAGGGTAATACCCCTAGGGACGGAACTGTACATCGAGGGGTACGGTCCGGCGGTAGCGGCAGATACGGGTGGGGCGATACAGGGGCAGAAGTTGGACCTGTATATGGATACAGAACATGAATGTCTCCAATGGGGGAGGCGTAAGGTACAAATACAAATAAGGAGGTAAGTATGACTATTAAAATCAATAAGCTCGAAATCGAAAACGTAAAGCGAGTTAAGGCGGTAAAGATTGAGCCTACGGCCAATGGTCTAACTATCGTGGGCGGCAAAAACAACCAGGGTAAGACGTCCGTACTGGATAGCATAGCCTGGGCACTGGGGGGTAATAGCTTTAAGCCGAGTGAAGCCACCAGGGAAGGGTCGGTTATCCCGCCCAATATCCACATCGTAATGTCTAACGGGCTGGTGGTCGAGCGGAAAGGAAAGAATAGCGACCTTAAAGTTATCGACCCATCCGGCCAGAAGGGTGGGCAGCAGCTGCTAAATGAATTCGTTGAGCAGCTGGCCCTGGACCTGCCGAAGTTTATGAATTCGAACAATAAGGAAAAAGCTAATACCTTGCTACAGATTATAGGAGTAGGGGAGCAGTTATATGAATTAGAACAAAAGGAAAAAGAAGTCTATAACAGGCGGCATACCATCGGGCAAATAGCTGACCAAAAAAAGAAGTTTGCCAAAGAACAACCTTATTATCCCGATGCGCCGAAAGAGCCTATCAGCGCTAGCGACCTCATTAAACAGCAGCAGGACATCCTTGCCCGGAACGGGGAGAACCAGCGAAAACGGGAAAACCTGCGTAGCCTGGAAATGCAAGCCATAGAAGTAGAAAAACAAATTGATGATCTTAAAGCTAAGCTTTTTGACCTGGGTAAAAAACAGCAGGCTATAGAATCTGACCTTGAAATAGCCCGCAAATCTGCTCTAGATCTGCAGGACGAATCCACCGAAGAATTGGAACGCAATATCGCCAACATCGAAGAAATCAATGTTAGGGTCCGGGCCAACCTCGACAAGGACAAGGCTGAGACAGACGCCCAGGACTATACTGACCAGTACGACACCCTGACCGTCGAACTGGAAAAGGTTAGACAGGCTAAGATTGACCTACTTAAAGGTGCTGACCTGCCGCTACCGGGGCTGTCTGTTGTCGAGGGTGAGCTGACCTACCAGGGGCACAAGTGGGACAACATGTCAGGCAGTGACCAACTAAAAGTCAGCGTGGCCATCGTCCGGAAGCTGAACCCAAAATGCGGCTTTGTCCTCCTGGATAAATTAGAGCAAATGGATCTAGATACTCTTTCAGAGTTTGGGCAATGGCTGGAGCAGGAAGGGTTACAGGCTATTGCTACGCGGGTCAGCACGGGCCCAGAATGTTCGATTCTGATTCAAGATGGGTATGTCGTAGGTGCTGAACAGCCGATGCAGGAGACACAGGAAGCCCCGAAGTGGAAGGCAGGTGAGTTTTAGTTGCAGATATCACACGGAATTATCCAGGGCGCTCAGAAAATATGCCTCTATGGTGTTGAAGGCATAGGAAAATCATACTTTGCCAGTAAATTCCCGAACCCGGTATTTATCGATACAGAGGGCAGTACGAAACATATGGACGTAGCCAGGTTACCTAATCCCTCCAGCTGGACCATGTTGCTGCAGGAGATTAATTACGTCAGGGCTAACCCCAATATCTGCGACACCCTGATAGTTGATACGGCAGACTGGGCCGAGCGGTTGTGCATGGAAGAAATATGTGCAAAGTCTCAAAAAACAGGCATTGAGGACTTCGGCTACGGCAAAGGTTATGTCTACCTGGCTGAAGAGTTTGGCCGGCTGCTTAATGCCCTTACAGAACTTATCGACCTAGGGATTAATGTGGTCATGGTTGCCCATGCCCAGATGCGGAAATTTGAGCAACCGGATGAACTTGGTTCATACGACCGGTGGGAAATGAAGCTACAGAAGAAAACTGCTCCCATGGTAAAGGAATGGGCTGATATGGTCCTGTTTGCAAATTACAAGACTTATGTGGTTAACGTAGATGGTCAGGGAGTAGAAAAGGGGACCAATAAGGCCCGGGGCGGTAAGCGTGTCATGTACACCACCCATCATCCCTGCTGGGACGCAAAGAACCGGCACGACCTACTAGATGAGTTAGAGCTGCATTACAGCGAGATAGCGCACTGCATACCATCCCGGGGTGGAGCTGCAACCTCACAAGAAAAACCACAACAGCAAGCGCTGCCCCCGGAAACACCCAAAACAGAGCCACCTAAACAGGAGGCTAAATCCCAGAAAGCGGACTGGTCAGACGTAGCTAAACAGCCAGAGCTGACCCTGCCCACGGAGCCGAACCTGCCCAGGGCACTATTGGACCTGATGAAAACCAATAGCGTAACAGTCCAGGAAATACAGCGGGCAGTAGCCAGCAAAGGATATTATCCCATTGATACTCCAGTTGAAAACTACGATCCAGGCTTCATCGAGGGAGTATTGGTAGGGGCCTGGGGCCAGGTGTTCCAGATGATTGAAAATAGTCGAAATGAAATACCATTATAAAAATAAGGAGGAATTATAACTCATGAGTAATTTTGACGATTTAGGAACTGAAGTAATAAGAACCGAGGGTGAATTAAGTTGGGACGATGTAATAGAAAACGATAGCCCGGAGTTTATCATACTACCGGACGGTGACTATGACTTTGAAGTTGTCGATTTTGAACGTGGCCGGCATAACGGATCTGAAAAGCTGCCTCCCTGTAACAAGGCTATAGTCCATATCCGCATAGAGGGTAAAGAGGGCATATCTATAATTAAACATCAGTTGTTTCTGCATACGATTACCGAGGGAATGTTGTGTGCCTTCTTCACCGGGATCGGCCAGCGGCAAAAGGGCGAACGGCTGAAAATGAATTGGAACGCAGTCATAGGCTCTAAGGGTCGCTGCAAGGTTGGTACTCGCAAATGGACTAACGATGAGGGTAAAGAAATGGTATTTAACGAGGTTAAAAAGTTTTATGAACCCGAAGCTAAGGGCTTTACGCCTGGGAAGTTTTAGCCTATGCAGTTACGACCGTATCAATTACAGGCAAAGGAAGCTGTCCAGGCTGAGTGGGCAAAGGGCAACAATAAGACCCTGGCAGTTATGCCTACCGGAACCGGCAAGACAATAGTGTTTAGTAAGCTATCCGAGGATTGCGTCCGGGATGGTGAGCGGGTGCTGATACTCGCTCACCGGGGCGAACTCCTCGACCAGGCTGCTGATAAACTAAGTAAGTCTACGGGCCTGGGCTGCGCAGTAGAAAAAGCAGAAAATACCTGTCTAAACAGCTGGTACCGAGTAGTAGTAGGCAGTGTACAGTCTCTGATGCGGGAGAGTCGTCTGGCCCGGTTCCCGGTAGATTACTTTAACACCATCATTGTGGATGAAGCCCATCACTGTATTAGTGACAGCTACCAGCGAGTGTTGGGACACTTTGACCAGGCTAAAGTGCTAGGCGTAACGGCTACACCTGACCGGGGGGATATGAGGAACTTAGGGCAGTATTTTGAAAGCCTGGCGTATGAATACACCCTGCCCAGGGCTATCAAAGAAGGGTACCTATGTAAAATTAAAGCCCAAACCATTCCGCTTAAGTTGGACCTAACCGGGGTGGGCCAACAGGCTGGAGACTTTAAGACAAGCGACTTGGGTACCGCGTTAGATCCATACCTATATCAGATAGCAGACGAAATGACTAAATATTGTTTTGACCGTAAGACAGTAGTGTTTCTACCGCTTATTAAGACCAGTCAGAAGTTCCGTGACATCCTAGAGTCTAAGGGCTTTCGGGCCGCCGAAGTCAACGGCGAGAGCGGGGATCGGGCTCAAGTATTGGCAGACTTTGACGCTGGCAGGTATGACGTGCTTTGTAACTCCATGCTACTGACTGAGGGCTGGGACTGCCCAAGCGTGGATTGCATCGTAGTGCTCAGGCCGACCAAGATCAGGAGCCTATACTGTCAGATGGTGGGCCGGGGAACCCGCTTATTTGACGGGAAAGACCACTTATTACTGCTAGATTTTCTCTGGCACACTGAGCGCCATGAGCTGTGTCATCCTGCACACCTAATCTGCGAATCGCCAGAAGTAGCGGAAATAATGACCAAGAACCTTGAAGAAGCCGGTTGCCCGGTTGATATCGAGGAGGCCGAGGTCCAGGCTGCCAGTGATGCAGTACAGGCCCGTGAGGAAGTCCTAGCTAACCAGCTCAGGGAAATGCGGAACCGGAAACGTAAGCTAGTAGACCCGCTGCAGTTCGAAATGAGCATCCAGGCTGAGGACCTGGCCGGATACGTGCCAGCCTTTGGGTGGGAAATGGGGCCACCCAGTGAGAAGCAGATCAAAACGCTTGAAAAGCTGGGGAT